TGAGCGCAACCTGTTAGTCGGCCACGTCCTCGACCGGGTGCGTTTTGCCGCTGTTCGGCGTCTCGGCCTCCACGCTGGTCACGTAGCCGCCGCCACTCAGGGTGTGCTCGGCGCGCTTGATGCTCCACTCGCCATTCACCCCGTCACGAAAGCCCTTGAGGATCAGCCGTCCTTCGGCCACCAGATCGGTGCGGCCCGGCAGCGTGACATGGACCGTCACGGTGCCGCGTTCGCGCTTCTGAATCTCGGCCTGCGCAGCGGATCGCGCCAGGTCTTGGCTGGCGTAGTACATCTTCAGCCGGGTGACCGGCTCGCCGCTGCCCACCTTCACCTCGTGCCGCTTGGCTGCGCCTGTCTCGTGCCAGCAGGCGATGACCGTGCCGGCCTTCTCGCGTTTGCTGATGCTCATGCGCCAGGTGGTCACGTCGCGCGGCGTCAGCGTCACCGATGGCAGGCTGCCGCCTGTGACGGTCTTGGCGCTTCCGGTCTTGGCCAGCACCAACTTCCCCCCTGCCGGCTTGACCACAGCGTCGTAGCGCCGTGCGATGCGGGTCAGGAAGTGGAGATCGGATTCGTCGGTCTGCGCCAGGTGGGGCAGGACGATCTTGCCGATGGAGTCAGAGACAGCCGGATCAAGGCCATGCTCGGCCGCGATGACATTGACCACCTCGGCCAGCGTCTTGCCGGCATCCCAGCTGCGGGTTTTTTGCGTCTGCAGGCTGGACTTGCCGCCCTTCGATTGGTCGAACGGGGCCGCGCGGGCGCGGATCGTCATCTGCCCAGGCCAGCCGGAAAGCTCCACCTCGTCGCAGACGAACAAGCCGATGCGTGCTGCCTGATTGTCGTAGCCCAGGAACAGCTCGAGCTCGGCCCCGGTCGGTGGAATCTCGATGGGCCGGTCGGGTTCATTGTCGGCCAGCGTGATCTCCAGCACATCCGAATCCAGCCCGGCCTCGTCGGTGTAGCGCAGCGACACCAGCCGGCGCCGGATGGTGTTGGTGATGTCGGACTGGTTCGCCAGCAAGCGATAGACAGGCCTCAATCCCACAGCCGTACGCCTCGTGTCTTGGCTGGCGCGTCAATCTCTGGCAGCGTCAGCTCGATGCCGGCCGGCAGGATCGGCCCATAGTCCGCCAACCCGCGATTGGCCTCAAGCACAGCCTCGGTCACCCGATTGGCTGTGCTGCCGTAGACGCGCCAGGCGATGAAGTCCACAGTGTCGCCTTCGCGGGTGGTGTAGATCGTGGTCATGCCATGTCCTCATCACCGTGATACCGGCGCAGCTGCAGCGCGAATTCCTGCTTGCGGGGCACTCCGGCGTCAGCGAACACGGACTGCGTTTCCTCCACGCGCTCGATCACCCAGCGGCCCAGCATGTTGCCGCGCCCGTCGATCATCAACTGCGGCAGTCCTTGAGATGCCAGGTCGCGCAGATCGTCGATCACATGGATGCCGCCTCTCCACTCTGGATAGACCACGCCAGACAGCGTGATCGATTCCGCCCCCGGTCCCACATACTGAAGTGCGGCGTGGTTGTTGAACCGCTCCTGCGCCGGCCAGCGATATTCGCTGCTGCGCCACAGGCTCTGATAGGCCGCCGTGGTCACGCCAAACTGGAACGGCCCAAGTTGCAGCATGATCGACGCGCCCAGCAAGTAATCGAGCGCCATGGTCAGTACCCCATTGCCGGGTCGAACATCGCGCCCCGGCGTCGCACGGCGTCACGCTCGGCCAGCCGGCGAGCCACTTCGTCGGCCAGTTGCCTGCTGTCCTGGCCTGGCTGCTGCGTGATGTTGAAGGTGTTGGTCTGCGGGGCATTCACCACCGTAGACGCCCTCCTGGCGGTGGCCATCGGCGGAACGGCCGGCGGCGCTGGGCGACCATGCGCACCAGGCGCACCAGGCGCACCAGGCGCACCAGGCTGGGCAGGCTGGCCAGGCTGGCCAGCTGCAGCCGCTGTCGCTGTCGCTGGCGCGTCAGGACCAAAGCCGAAGAACGCCTTGGTCTTGCCCCACAGGTCGCCAATGGACTTGATCTTGCCCAGCACCCAATCGATCGCCGCGGTTGCCGTCGCCCGAATGTTGTCGAACAGCTCGGTGAAGAAGCCCCGGATCGGCTCCCAGCTCGTGACAACCAGCCCCAGCGGGGTGAAGGACAGGATGCCCTTCAACCACTCCCAGGCGACAGACGCGCCGGTCGTGATGGTCTCCCACAGGTTGAGCATGAAGCCCTTGATCGGCTCCCAGTTGGCGATCACCGCGCCCAGGGGCGTCCAGGACAGCACCGTCTTGATGGTGTCCCAGTTCTCGGTGACGAACCCGGCGATGGCCGACCAGGTGCTGGATGCGAAGGACTTGATGGCGTCCCAGTTCTTGTAAATCAGGACGCCGGCCGTGGTTAACGCCATCAGGGCCAGGCCGATGGGGTTGGTGGCAATGGCCAGCTTCAGGGCGTTGAATGCCCAGGTCGCCGCACCTATGCCGAGCGCCACCAGTTTGGTGGCGGCAAACAGCCCGCCAAGCGTTCCGACCACGGTTGCGATGTTACCGATCAGCGTCTTGTTCTCCCGAACGAAGTCGGCCACGGCGGACGTGGCGGAACCGGACGCGCCCAGCACGCTGTTGACCGCCGGCAGCAGCACGCTGCCGATGTTCACGCTGACCTCGGTGATCCGATTCTTGGCAATTTCCCACTGCGCCGTGGTGGTCTGCAGGCGGGCCTGGTGTTCGCGCGCCATGCTGCCGATGGCCTCGTCGCTGGCTGCCAGTTCCAGCTGGCGCCGGTATTCCTCGACGCCGCTGGCCAGCTTGGCGATGTCATCGCCGTATTCCTTGCCGAACAGCTGCGTGGCGACAGTCAGGCGCTTTTCCTCGGGCAGCTTGTTCAGGGCGTCCAGCACCCTTTGAATGGTGCCGGTGGCGTCCTTGGACATGTCGGCCTGGACCTGGGCGGCCGTCATCCCAATCGCCTCCAGGCCGTCCTGGAAGCGCTTTGGCTGCATGCTGGCAACCGACAGTTCGCGCATCACCGCATTGGCTGCGGTGCCGGCCACCTCCGCGCTGGCGCCAAGGGTGAGGAAGGTGGACGCCAGCGCCGCCGCCTCACGCGCAGGCATCTTCACGAACTCGGCCGTGCCGCCGATCCGCTTCATCACCTCGATGATGTCCCCGCCCTTGCTGAGGGAGTTGTCGTCAAGGTAGTTGATAACGTCCGCCAGCTCCCCGATGTTCGGGATCGGAATCTTGAACAGCGTGGCGATCTTGCCCATCTGGTCGGCCAGTTCGCCGGCGGGGAGCTCGAAGGCGTTGGCCATCATCGCGGCCGTGCGCGTGAAGCCGATCAGCTCGTCGCGGGCGACGCCCATGCGGGCACCGGCAGCGACCATCTCGGCGATCTCGTTCGTGGACATCGGCAGTTCGCGGCCAAGCATCTGCACCTGGCGGGCCATGTCGAAATACACCTGGGTCAGCTTGCCGGATTCGTCGCGCGTCCCCTCGACCTGCTTGGCCACGCCCAGCATGGCTTTCTCGAATGCGGCCGCCTGCGCCACCGGAACGAAAGCCGTAGCCGCCGCCGCCGCCATCGCACCCAGGGCAACCGCAGCACTGGCCATCTGCTCGCGGCCAGCCGCCATGCTGCGTGTGGTCTGATTGATGACATGCTGCTTTCTGCGCAGGGCTTCGATCTGCTTGTTGATCAGCCCCAATTCCTGGTTGGCGTACTGAACCTTCAGCGCGTTGCCCGCGCGACCCAGCTTTTCCTGTTCTGCCACCACGCCGTTCAGTTCGCGCTGGCGCGACTTCAGGTCGCTGATGGCTTTGCCGATCTCCTGCAGCTTGGTGCGGGTGCTGCCCAGGGCGGACTTAAGCCCCCCGGAAATGGCGCCGCCAATGGTGATCTGCGCGCTGAGGTTTTTAGTTGCCATGGTCTTTGGGCAGTCCTTCCAGCCAGAAGATGAAACGCGACGTGCTCATGCTCATGATCTCGGTGCAAGACCAGCCGGTATGGCTGGCCAGGGCCAAAGCCCCGGCCCGCACGTAGTCCCGGCTCAGTCTAAAAAACCCAGGAAGGCACCCTGCAGCTTCTTGTAGTCCTTCAGGGTAAGCCGCTTGATGTCGTCGGGCGAGACTTCGCAGAGGTTGGCCAGCATGGCGATTTCCTTGGCGGAGTCGCTACCCTTCATCTCCTCGCTGGCGAGTTGATCGGCCACGGTCGGCTCGCGCATGCGCAGGGCTTTCACCTGCGCACCGTCGATGACCATGGGGCGCGACAGTTCAACGTCCACGAAACCAGCGTCAGCCTGTGCGTTCTTTGCATCCATTGTTCACCTGTAGAAATGTTTTCGTTCTGAAGTGGGCCGGCTTCGGCCGGCCCGATTGATCACAGCCCCAGGGCCGCACGTTGCGATGCCAGCACATCGACACCGTTGACCACGCGGACCATGTTCTCGACGTCGATCTCAAGCACCGTGGTCGCGCCGTGCTGCAGCTTGTAGTAGTTCAGCGCCATGGCCACCTTCAGGCTGGGCTTGTCGCCGGCCTTGCTGGTGCCTGGGTCAATCTCACGGATCTTGCCGCGCATGGTGTGGATCACCGGGGTCACGGTGCCGTCGAAGGATTCTAGGGCTTCGCGGGCGACGAACGGCACCAGGTTGCCCTCGGCCACCCCGAACAGCTTCAGCACCTCGGCATCGTAGGCAATCAGGCTGAAGTCGCACTCCAGCTTCTCCATGCCCATGGTGATCTCGATGGGTGCGTCCATGCCGCCGCCACGGAATTCCTCGGTGACCAGCGCCAGCTTGGGCGGGTTGAATTCCTCGATCTGGCCGGCATAGCCACGGCCATCGACGAACAAGTTCAGGTTTTTGCGAACGTCACGTGCTGCCATGTCGGCCCCCTATCAGAAAATTTCGGTCAGGTAGTCCTGCACCATCTGGCTGCGGAACGTGATGTGCTCGGCCGGATAGGGCGGGGTGAAGTCAAAGTCGAAGTACACCTTGCCTTGCGCGATCTGGTCGGGCGTGTTCAGTTCGGGATCGGCCCAGCAGCGGCCGCCCAGGATGGCACCGATGGTGGTCAGGTGGCGCAGGTAGGCATTGACGCCCTCGGTCACGTCCTGGATGTAGGTCTTGGTGATGTTGCGGTCCACCGCCCACAGATGCGCGCGTAGCAGGCTGTCGTTGATGATGTCCGCCGTGCGACGGACCGACAGGAACGCCCACTTCGGGTCACTCGACAGCGTGCGATTGCCCCACAGGCGGTAGCCGTCCTGTCGGATGATGGTGGCGATCTTTTGCTCGTTGAGCAGGTTGGCGCGGGCATTGGCATCACCCAGAGCGAAGTCCACCGCGCGGGCCGTGCCGATGATGCCGTTGATGTTCTGGTTCGAAGGCGACCACCAGAAGCCGCGATCGTTGTCTGACTTGGCGATCAGGCCAGCCACGCAGGGGCTGGCCGGAGCGTCTGCCACTGCGCCGTCGATCAGCTTCTTCACCCCAGGATCGACCATGTACACGCGCGGGCTGCCGAAGTCGCCTGCCCAGGCGATGGCGGCCTCGTCCGTGGTGTTCGGGCCGTCCGCGATGATCACGGCGCGCAGGCGCTCGGCAATGCCGATCAACTCGGACACAACCGGGTTGGCCAGCTTCCGGCCTGGGTTCGTCGGGTCTTCCGGGCGCTGGCTGGTGAATCCCGGCGCGATCAGGATGCGCGGGCAGACACCCAGCTTGGACTCGGCACCCAGGAACGCATGCACGCCTTCGTACTCGCCAGTCGTGGCATTCACGCCACCGATGATGTTGGCCATGGTTTCGGCCTCGGTCGCGCCTTCCTCGACGCGCACCACCACCACCACAGCGCCAGCCTGGTCGAAGATGGAATCCATAGCGCCGGGCAGCGTGCCCAGGCCGGTGCCCAGGGTGTCCAGCTTGGCCGCCTCACGGCGGCTGCCGGCGATCAACACCGGGGTGTTCAGGGGGAAGGCCGCGGCATCAGCGTTGGGCGCCGTGCCGATCAGTCCAATGACGGACGATCGCACCGTCTGAATCGGTCGGGGGCCGGCGTCGATCTCCAGGACTTCGACGCCATGTAGGAAGGTTTCGGCCATTGCTGGTATCCTCTCGCGAAAGGGTTGTCAGGAATCCTGACCGCCACTTTGCCATGAGGCGCAGGCGGCTTCCTCTGGCGCGATTTCCAAAAAAAACCGCCCTTCAGGGCGGGGAGGATGTCAAGGCGACTCCCTGTAGGCGGCGGGCAGGTGCGCACCGCGCACCTCAGACTCAAAGCTACGCCGGCAATGATCGCGCTCGATCGGTGAGAACAGCAAATCGACCAGCGGCCGCAGCACGCGTCCGGCGATCTTGCCCTGCCGCTCCATGCGCCAGGAGGCGGCGCTGATGGTCTCGTCGGGGCTGCCCTTGCCCAGAGTCAGTATGACCCAGGCGAGCTGGTCAATGGCGATGAGCACGTTGAGCAGGCGCTGCTTCATGCGGCCTCG